AAGAGAATCTGCATTACTTGACCATTCTGAACCGGTAGAGTTGCCTCCGATACTGGAACGCAGTTGGGGACTTCTTTCCCACCTTTTTTCTTAGTTCCAACCATTTCATAACCTTTCCAGCAGGGGTCTTTGCCTTTCATTTTTCTAGCTTCTTTAAGGCTAGAGGGAAGAACTAAATCAATAAACTCAAATTTTGGATTACCGAAAAGGTCAGTAACAATAGTAGATTCAGTTTGAACTTTCTCTACTTTTTTTAGTTCGGTGTAATAATTTGGCTTTTCTGCAAGATGTTGAAGTGCAATACCTTCTGCTTCTTCTTTATTGGTGGTATGCTCGCTTTCAACCTTAATGCCCATTTTAAGTTGCTTTTTAATTCTTTCTGGAGATACGCCGTGCTTGCCTGCAATATCCTCAACACTCATCACTGGCTTTGAGCCTTTTACATATCCTTTTTCTTTTTCTTTTTTATTTTCGGGACCGGGGCATTCATCTTCTTCGTTAAGTGAATTTAAAATTCTGTCTACGATTGTTGATTCCGTGCTAAATTTTGGTAACACTGGCGCTTTTACTTTATCGGTAATTTCTCTTGTTAATTTACTGGTTGGAATTTTTGACTTTGCTTTAGTTCCAGCAGCGGGTCTAGAGTGACTTTCTGGATTAATTTTAAAAGATGATTCTTCTAACTCTTTACCGGTATTAAGATATTGTGCAGCATCAGTAGTAAAATCTGCCGCTCTTGTGATTTTAGATTGAATCCAGGCTGGAAGTTGTTGCTGTTTATTTCTAATCTTCTTTCTTAAAATTTCAATATTCTTCTCAATGGTGTCCAATTCAACTGTAGACATATAACCTTCCGTATCGTTCTTCATGTCAGATTTGTCATTTTTACTTTTTGTCATTGAATTAGTGATAGAAGTTCATTTTATTATTTATTCCGGGTCACCCTTTAGTTGCTGTTTTATAAGTTTTAATGCTTCTGCAGTTGTCCCAGTAAATACTACATTATTTGTAACAGTTGATGGCCCTCTTTGAACCTTCTCTTCATTCATATCCTTCATTTTCTTTTGAAGGTCCATTAATTTATCTGCCGCATCTGAAACGCTTTTAATAAGATGGCCAACAACTTCATATCCTCTGGGGGTATCGAGTTCCTGTGCAAGGTCTAGAGCATTTGAAATGGCTTCTTGACCCTTTTCAATAATCATATAGTAACTGTCTCTTGAATATTTGTAATCCCCTTCAACTTCACCGGAAATTTTCTCAGTTGCCTTTGGTGCCTCAACAACCACAACATCTACATCAACCGGCTCTGCCAGATTAAAGGTTTCATTTAGTTTGCTGAATTTTTTAGGTCTTCCCACAACATACACTCCTTAATTTATATCAGAATCAAAGCCAAAACTGTCACCATATGGAATCAATGAATTATCGGCTACGGTAATTCTTTTGACATTTGAACCAGAAACGTGTACCATAGCTGATGTCCCATCTTGGCCTCGTTTGACTTTTAATTTATTTTGATCTTTGAAATCAATGAGCATTTCTTCTCCATTAATATCTATGTATGAATTTACTACAATATTAGTTGCATCTACAACTTCAATTTGAATATCATTTGTTGAAACTTCTTTTGTTAAGGTAGTTTCAACAATTCCGGTATAATTTTGAATGGCTCTCGGTGTGCTGCTTGAAACAACATCTCTTATGGGTGAGGTAGAGAGTTCTCCCGCAACAAGACCGATAGAAACTTTTTTAATGATTTGCGAATCCAGTGAACCCGAAGAGATTGGTCCAAATATATAAGTTTTTATGGTAAACTTTAAAGTATAAATGAGTGCCCGCCGTTCTTTGAAGTCTCCTTCAAAATTATCAGTCATTGTGATATTATCAAGAACAATATCAAGATCCTTTTTTTCAGATATTGAATCTAAAAGTGTCGCACTAATTTTAAGATTAGGTTGAAAATATGGAATAATCTGTTCAATAATCTGGAACATATCATCACTGTGTTTTGTCATAATGCTCAACTCAAAGTTAAGATTATAAGGTGCTGGCATACCTACCTTCCTTAAGACATTATTGTTAATGTCCTTGGCACAGAAAGAAGTCGCTGTTGATAATTTTCTTGTTGGATCATAGGATAAGCCAATAATTTCAAAAGACATTCTTGGTAATGTAATTTGAACCGGTTTATTGAGGTCTGGAACTTCTCTTAAACGGGCCAAAAATTTTTGGGTTGGAGCATATGCAATAGGGACTTTACCCTGAAAGAATACCTCCCCTTCATCGTTGACTTGCCTAATTTTAATATTGTTAAAGAGGCTGCCGAAGACTACAATAGCTTTGCGGATGGATTCGTTGTAAAAATATTCAAACATAAGAAATTATTACCATTCCATAACTATTTACTGTTTTAAAATATTCCAAATGGATTTTTTTCTGAAAAATCAATAATCTTACCAGATTCTTCTTGAATATCTATATTACTGGCGTATTCATCGGTGATATTATCACCATAACTTGAAATCTCTACTTTATATTGTGCCCCGCTTTCGGTACCTAATACAATTTCATCTTGCGAGAATGTTCCAGTTGGATTTGCAACTTGAAGAAGTTTTGACTCGGCATCCCAGCTTCTTACTCTTGCAGTATAACTAGTTGCTGAACCTACAACAATCTCATTATACCGATAGGTTCCTATACCAACAAAAATTGGACTTGAAATTGCAACAGATGGAGGCTGAGTGTAACCATAACCGGTATTTGTTAATACAATCGTTTTAATGCTTCCATTCTCAATAATTGCGCGACCTTCAGCTGGAAGAGAAGCAATACCTACAAATGACACTGTAACGATGCCAACATATCCACTTCCTCCATTGATCATATTAACATTCTGAATAACTCCATCCCCTATAGTTGTAATAGCACTTGCATCTTTTCCTCCGCCACCATTAAAGATAACCGATGGGGCTACAGTATAACCAAAACCCGAGTTGATTATATTGACTGCCTGAACTCTTAATTTATCAGGATTTGGTCCACAAAGATCAACAATACCTCCAATCATATCTGCAGAACCAGTGGCAGTTTGTCCGATACTTGGAGCAGAGCTAAACTTTACATCCGGTGCTGAGGTATAATCATACCCTCTATTCAACATAGTTACAAAACGTACACCACCATTTACGATATTTGCAGTTGCTGATGCAGATGCGCCCGCTCCAACCATAACATAAGTTTGAATAAATCCTTCATTAATAATAACATTATCAACGTTGTCAATACCAGTAGCAATAACTTCATTTTGATATCTAAATAACTCACAATTCAACTTATAAATATAAGTTTTTCCCAGTTGATAGAATGGCTGCTCGTGTTCTACAAACTTTATTTCAAAAATTCTATCTCCAAGTGGAAAATATATCAAATCTCCCTCTTTTGGGCGAGTTGATAGTTCTACATTTGGTAATCTTTTAATGAGAGATGAAATATAAATTTCAAATCTCTCTCTAGATATAGTCAAAGTCATATCATTCATAGGTTGAATGCCAAACTTTGTCAATAGTGTTCCTGCGCCTTCATAACCATCATAGGTTTCAAGATATGCCTCCAATGGAAAGGCATTTGTAAACTCTGATTCAATAACTTCTCTAATGACTTTTTTCTTAGTCAAGTAGAATCTTGGCAGATAGAAAACATCAATGCCGTGTATCTGGATTGCTTCGTTGATTAAATCTTGAAGTAACCCTTGCTCAACTTTTGAATCGTTATGGAAGAATGGATTTAACATTTTTAACCAATAAGGTCAAATGCCGGCATTTCGTAATCATAAGTCATTCTTTCCATAATAATGTCAATTTCTTTTTGGGCATCGTCATAGATTTGGCGACCATTAAACTCAACTCCTCCTGGTAGTTTCATACCTTGATATTTTATCAAATTCTGGCCCCATTGACGTTTAATAATAGCCGTAGCATATCGTTTGATGAAAGAATCGTTCCAAACTTTTGAAGATTCTGTTGGGTCCATTGCCCGATAGCAGTCAAGAACAATATAATTTCCAACTTGAACATCTGACCAATTAATATCAAGATATAATTTATCTCCTCTTTTATTGAAACGCACCATTTTTTCGGGTGTCAAAATCCAGTCAATATCTTCAAGATATCTCTGAACCATCGTATAAGAAAGTAATTCCATTGATCCCCAATAATATAAATCATTGAGGAATAGTTGATATTTAATATTGAAAAGACCGCTGGATAGTGTGCTACCCATAGAAAAGTTAAAAATTTTATTGATTCCTATAATGTGTGGAGGAACTTTAATGTAGTTTGCGGTTTCTGTAAAATTATATCCATCTATTGAAGTAGATGCAAATCCAACATTACCTTTTGCCCTATCAATATCTTCTTGTCTTATTTGGTATTTGAGAAATGCTTGAATAGTTCCATCAAAATGCCTCTCATAAAACAGTTGCAATGCATCATCAATTAAATCGTCAAGCTGTTCTTCGGCGATAGAAATATTGAGCACTGGTGCTCCTAGCTTGCGGAGGCAGTAATCAATTAGTTCTTGGCGAGATGCGGGTTGTGCCATTAGATTTTAGATAGAACTTCTTGTTGTTTTAAGTAAAGTTTAATATAGGATTTGGACATATTTTTCAAAGTTTCAATATCATTAATACTATCTATATCTCTAGAAAGTTTTTCATACTCAAAAAGTTTATTCATATTATCTAAAACAATTTCATCTGGATGCATTAAGTAACTCCTGTAGTAATGATTTAACTTGATTAATTTCTTCTTTTAATGTATCTAAATTTCTTCCCAAATCTTCAACTTTATTTTGTTCTTTTTGTTTTATCTGTGACATTGCTAGATAAGTTTCATAATCGTTTTGATTTGTATTTAGTATGGCATTAGTGTTCATATCCCGAATTAAATCTGGGTGGCCTTCAATTTTAGATTGCTTCAATTTGAGCCTCCCGCGAGCGCAATTACTCTTAGTTCTTTCACCCTTGGGGGGTATGCTTGGTTGGTAGACGTTCCAACGAGTTTAATACTATAATAGCGGAAGGATGGTAGATTATCTACGGTGAATAAGTATTCTTTAAATTTAACACTATCACCTTCAAATCCCAGAGAATCTTCTTTAATCAATTTTGAATCAGATAGGCCACTATTTTGAGAAGGGTCTATAACCTTATTAAAACTGTTTAGATTAGTATAACCGGGGAATGGATAATAAACAAGTTCATCGCTACTTGTATTTGATACTGAATAAAGACATTTTATTTCACTGAAAATATTAACGTGAGCCGATAGATAAATTTTAATGGAATTTGCAGGAAGTTCAAGTTGAATTGGTACATTTGCATAAACAAATGCTGACGGATCGGTAGATAATTTTGCAACCTTATCATCAACAATAAAATCTGTGATTAAATTGTCAACTCTATTGGTAGTAAAACTCATTGCAACTCTTTGCAACTCAATTGCTGGAGAAATATAAGAATTTGAGGTATTCAACTGCATATTAAGGGTAAAAGATTTTTTACCCGGAAGAGACCCTAAGTTTTGAGTTTCATTAACTTTTGCTGCAACAATTCTCGGTGAGTTCAAATAATTATTTGAATCTAGATTTATTTCGGTAAACCCTGCATCATTATAAGAAAGTTCATTTCCGCTAATACTTGTTCCAGAGACTGTTCTTATTTTTGAAGAAATGCTAGTGCCCGGTAAAACTGTAGAGTCTACAATTGGCCTTACAATTTCAAACGGAATATTTTGAGTTGCCTTAATATTCTCTCCACCAGAAGATTTGGTTTGCTTAAAATATAATCTCCCGAGAGCTGAACCACCATCACGGCTAGTTTGCCCTTGTGGTAGAGCAGCAACATTTCCGCCATTAGTAAAGTCAACTTTAACTTTATAATAATCTAGACCAATTGAATTTGTCTCGGTTGAATCGCTAAGAGTAAATGTTTTGTTTATTCTTCTTAATGATACGCCATCCAACTCATACTTCATTACTGGTGTCAATGCTGCATAAGAACTGGCTAAAGTTTGGTCAATTTGTCGGGTGATTCCGGTCAGGGTATTTCCAGAAATACCACTATATGCAATAATTTCATTTCCTATCCGAACATAACCAGGATTAGTTGATGCAACTCCAACATTTTCAAAGGTTGAAAAATTAGTTGAATCTTGGATACTAATACTTCCTGTGGCAGTATTAGAATACGCCGTAGTTAGTTTGGATGGGTTAATATCACTAGAAGTGTCAGCTATAATGACTTTATTAACATTAGAGTGCATTCCGTGATTTCGGTGATTAACCTTGATGTGTTCACCATTTTCAACTACAACTACGCTACTTGGATATGCCTTTACTCCACTTGAAAAATAGATATCGCTAGTTACTCCAGAACTATTAACATAGGTTAAGGATTTAGAGGAAAGAGCAGTTTCAAAATCTCCTTGGACATTATCAACAATAAGTTCGTTAATACCAGCAAGATTTTGAACTGATAGTTGCATATTTAGTCCTAAATTTGATGCTCCTATTTGAGTTGGAACTAGGACATCTCCAATAAGGTAACCATTTCCTCCAGCAGTAATGGTAGCACCAACAGAAGCAACTGAACCATTTGTTATTGTAATACTTGCCGTTGCATTTCTGCCGCTACCTGTCTTTGAGGTTAATGCAATATTATTATAAGTTACTGAACCGGAAGATGGGGTATAGCCTATACCAGCATTAATAATACTGAGGGTGCCGGTAGAGGAGCCCGCGTAACCTACATAATTTCCATTTCCTCTTGCACCCAATTGGGTAATATTATTACCGATTGTTAAATTAGAAGATAAAATAGTAGCACCCAATCCAATTCTAATCTTTCTTGCATTTATTTCAATTGGATTATTAATTAGATTTGCGACTTGATGGTTGTCGTCAGTTAATTCTGGGTTATAAAAATTAATGTCTCCCTGATTTGCTTTAAAATTAGCACGATAAAGTGTGAACTTTAAATCGTCGCTTTGCACTGGAGTCCAAGTTGAACCGTTTTGGGACTTGAACAGCGAGCCAGAAAGTGGTTGTTTAGTCACAAAAACGCCGC